TTCCTAGCAGCACGCCCGCCACCTCATCATAGCCGAGAGTGATGGCCACGCGCATGGCATAGTCATTATCCGTATGAGCATCCGCGCCCGCCGCCAGCAGGATGCGCACCACAGCCGCATCGCCCCGCAAGCTCGCCCTGCAGAGTGCCAGGTCTTTTTGGGTCTGGCTCATCCGTGCCACCCGCGCCGCCTTGCTAATTTTCGACATTTATCTTGGACCTCCTTTTTTATTTTTTTATTTTTTTTCTTTTTTCATTTTTTCTTTTTCTGCTTACTTTTTAGATGCTAATGCCGTGCCAACTGATGCAAAAAAATTTTTCTTAACAAAATCAATGAGATAAAAAAATAAAAAAATGCCAACATATAGAAAAAATACAAAAATTGTCATTTTTCACTGACAAAAAGTGTCATAATTACTTTATAATAAACAAAGTAATAGGAATAAATGGATAAATAATAAGATAGACATGTATTGTATAAAATTGTATATTTATAATTATGCCTAAGAAACAATAAAATTAAGTTTCTCAATATATACATGAGAGATATATATAATATAATATAATAATATATAACCAGGACATAATAGAGAAGAAAATCGGAAAGGATACAAAATAACCAAAACAAGCCATGTTTCTTTATCGGCTAGAAAAAAATCGGGATGGACCGGATGGGCCAGAGGCCTGGCACAAATAGGTATTAGTGCCAACCCCTCCAAAAAAAAGAGAAAAACCCCCATCACCGCAAAAATGGGATGCCCAGACGCCCAGGGCGGGCCGTCCATAACTACTTGATTTATTAGGTTATATCGTGGTAATTCTAGTAAGATGGGGGGGGTATGCGCCCCCAGACCGCCGCCCAAAAATACTAGTCATGTTCTTCTACACCCCGGACCATTTTCGAAACCCACCTTTAAACGCGTCAGGTTGCCCCAGGAGTGATTTTCTCTCTCGGGTAGCTACCTACCCCTTACCTGCCCTATTTTGGGGTTTAACTCGTCTCATATTTGATTTTAAGCGGTTGGTGTATTTTTGGGGTGGTTTTTAATGAGGTGGGGGGGGGTAATTTTATGATTGCGGTGGGCGGGTGGTTTTCAGGCCACGGGATTGTCTGGAGTTGGTCTTCCACGAATCCTTGCGAGCTTGATTAGAAGCATCGCCCGCCCGTCCGCTGATTTTGAGTGTATAGGATTTTTGGTTTATTGTCAAGTTTTTTTTATTGGCAGCTGACATTTTTTGTCAGCACTTGACAAAATTTATTTTTTATGGTATAATATGCGTGTAAAAGTTGAATACCAAGTTAGTTAGAGTTAAGTCTGGAAGGTTGGGTGTAATTACCTGGCGCGAGGTGGGGATTCTTTTGGGTCGTTTGGGTGTTGACGGTGTTTATTTGGCTCGGCTGATAAAGGAGGGTTTGGACAACAACGACCCTAATCTGTTGGGGGTTATGGAGAGTAAGCGCAAGTTTTTGCAGTTTATTGCTGATACGATTTTATCCCAGGACAAGAAGTTGCGGGAGCCGGTTGGTGTGGAGCATGAGGAGATTCTAGACGATTTGATGAAGGAGTTAGATGTCCGCCAGGAGCATTAAGTTCACACCTGACGACCTTCCCCGGTTGCGCAATTATTATGCGCAGAATTTTTTTGCTTTTGCTCGTCATGTTTTGGGTTATGACCGTTTGGTGTTGGATGTTCACGGGCCGATTTGTGATTTTATTTCTTCCAGTCCTGGTGATGGCAGGTGTCGGAGCAGTAATCGTGGGCCGCTTCCGGTTCTTCCCCCGAGTGAGCCTCTGAAGACCCGGATGCGGAGGTTGGCTTTATTCACTCCACGCGGCACTTTCAAGAGCACCATTGTTGCTGTGGCTTATCCTTTATGGCGCTGGGTGAGAAATCCGGAGCTGAAGGTTCTGATTTGTGGCTACAACATTTTAAGGCCGCGTGCGATTATCAAGGAGATACAGGGTCATTTGGAGGGGAACGACCGTCTTCGTGCTCTTTATGGGAACTTCCGTGCGCCTTCTTGTGCCTGGACCAAAGACGGATTTGAGTTATGGAATCCGAGCAAGGGTCGCAAGACCAGTTCCCGGAACATGATGAGTTGTGTTGGGGTTGGCACTGGCACTGGCATTGCCGGTTTGCATCCGGACATTGCTATAGTGGACGACATTGTTAACGAGCAGACTGTAAACAGCCTGGAGATGATGGAGGCTAGTCGCGAGTTTTTGCGTTATCTGTCCAGCACTTTCGTTCCCGGCACCGAGGAGATAATCACTGGCACCATTTACGACGAGCATGATGCTTATCAGGACATTATTCGCAACCCCTATTTCGATGTCTATTTGCGGGGGGCTATAGACAACAAACAGGAACTATTCTTCCCGCAGGAACAGGATTGGGATTTTCTCAAGCTCAAGCGTCTTGAGCTGGGTGAGCGGGTTTTTGCGAATCAATACCTGAACGACCCCATTTCAGACGAGACATCCATGTTCAAAAGCGCCTGGGTGGACTCGGTGCTGGTTGACCCGGTCAGTGTAGATGTTTCCAAGTTCCGGATAATCATGGCGGTAGACCCGGCCATTACTGTGAACAAGCGGAGCGACCATACCGGCATTTGTGTTTGTGGCCAGGACGCTAACAAGCATATCTGGGTATTTGAGGCTATCAAGCGCAAGATGCAACCAGCCGAGTTAACTGCCGAGCTTAAGCGTATCTATTCCAAGTGGAATCCGGAATATATGCTCATGGAGGAGGAGAACGCATTCAAGCTTATGCGTCCCATGCTTGAGCGGTATGACCCGGCATTTGGCGCGAGCTTACGCTACAAGTCGTTCACTCCCGACCGCACCAGGAGCAAGAAAAACCGTATCCGTGCCCTGGTTCCTCTATTTGAGTTTGGTTTTGTGAAGATATTCAAGAATCAGGTTGATTTCATCAGTGAAGTCAGGAGATACTCGGGTGCTCCAACCGATGATGACAATATTCTTGACGCTTTTGAGATGTGTGTTTCTCGGTTGCGTCCCCCGCTTATCACCGTGCCGGTAAAGGTTGAACAGATTATTCGGGACCGCAGGCTGGATGAAGACCGAGACATCGGGAGGGAAAACCAGCCCGAGGAAAGGAGGCCATTTGAAAACATCTTTTTCTCTTAAGCCCATGCGCGGCCAGGCACTGGTGGAAGTAGACAACCCGGAGCGCACCGTATCGGGTCTGCTCTGCCCATTGGGACATCGCGCTGTGAACAATATCGCCCGGGTAATTTCATTGGGGCCTGGGGCTGGGCAGGATATTCAGCCAGGAGACCTTGTCCTGCTGGACAAGTATGACTTGCCACTTCCAAGCGGTAAAAGTCGTGTGTTTGTCCCGGTTTCCTGCATAGGAGCGAAAATACTATGAAGCTGTTGGGCCGGTTTTTTAAGAGAAAGGTGCTCACAGATTATTCCTCTGAAATCCGCCGTCTGGAATCGGAACTGGCACAATTGCGCGCCGAGCTGTCCGAGACCCGGAAACAGATTGATGGGCTTCTTTTGTGGAAGGCAACCGAGTCTACCGCCCGGAACGACCAGGTTTGGAGCCACGAAGCCTATCTAAGGAGCATAGTCTAGCTTGGAAACTATAGCTGACACAAAGGAAAAAAGAGAACAGGAAATCAGCCTGAAGTTCCAGCGGGCAGCTGCCGCTAAAAGCAAAATTCATCCCCGGATGAGACTTGACTTGGCTTATTTCCTGGGACACCAATACGATTACCTGCATTATCGCACCGGGAGATATGTCCGCAGTGATGAGAGTGAGTTGCTCCGTCTCCAGCAGGCTGGAATCATCCTGGCACATATCAACCTGTTGCGTCCGCTCTGTAATGCGGTGATAGCGAAATTCACCCAGAAAGTCCCGCAGCTTTATGCTGTGCCCAAATGCACCACTAGCGGCGGAGCTTATAAGGCCAAGAGTTATACCGACTTGTTGACTTATTTCAGGTATCGACAGGATTATATTACCAAGAACATTGAGAACGCCACCAACATGGTGGTATTAGGCAAGAGCTATAAGCAGGTCTATCCCGACCAGAAGACTGGCCATACCAAAGTAGCGGTGCTGAATCCGTTTGAGGTCTATCCTCCGCCGGGAATAATACGCCTGGAGGAGATGCCCTGGATAATCATAGCCCGGTATGTTGACCGGGAAGTGCTGGAGCAGAGATTCGATGTGGACCTTCCCCCGGGGTCGTCCCTGGCGGGAGTGACTCGCCAGCCGGGCATGGAATATCTTTCCGAGGAAATCAAAGCCGACCAGAAACTCTTCCTGGAATATTACGAGAAGCCGAACCGCCGGAACGAGCGCGGAGCGCATGTCTGCCTGGTGGATTACCAGGAAGTATTCGCCGAGGAGTGGCCCTACTGGAACAAAAACGGCACTCCGGACGGATTCCGTATCCAGGAATACACTTACGACCCGGAAATAACCAATCACTGGGGACAGGGGCTGCCTCGTATGCTCCTGCACCTGCAAAGGAGATACAACGGAGTTTTCAGCCAGTATCTTACCAATCTGGTGCTGACCTCTTCCTGCAAGCTTTGTGTGCCGGATAATAGCCCACTGGCTAATGACGAGAACCTGTTGAGCAACTACCCGAGAGTGGTCAAAATACCAGCAGGAGAGGAAAAACCCTTCTGGCTTCCACCCTCCAGGCTGAATGAGCAGATTGTCAACGCCCTGGACCGGATAGAGCGAGCGATTTTTGAAATCTCGGGAATCCATCCCATAACTATGGGTGCTCAACCCAGCTCACGCACTCCGGCTATGAGTCATCAGCTGGAAATCGAAATGGATATGGAAAAGTTCCAGCCGAAATTTGACCGCTACGAAGAGTCGGAAATGAAACACGGACTGGACATTCTCAAGACTATGCAACAGTTCAGCCCGCAGCAGGTGTTTTATATCCTGGGTAGCAACCGGGCCTACGACGCGCAGGAAGTGGTGGTGGACGACCTGGACGATTACGAAATAGTGGTGGAGCCGGGAAGCTCCAAGCCGGAATCACAAGCCGGACAGATAGCCATTATCAGCGAGTTGCAGCAGTATGGATTATTCGGCCCGCCTGGACAGTTGGACCCCATGACCCAGCACCAACTACTCAAGGCCATTGATACCAAATGGAGCCGAGGAATTATAAGCGACCAGCTGGACAGCATGAAACTCGCCGAGCAGGAAAACCAACTCATGGCTAAGGGCATAAGGGTGGGAGTGCTTCCCTACCAGAACGACCAGCTCCACATCAAAATCCATCAAAAGGTGTTTGATGGACCGGAGTCCCTGGAAATGGACGCAACTACTGCCGAGATTTATACCACGCATATAAAAATACACGAGATGAATCAGAGCAATAAGATGCAGGAAATGGCGGCTAAAACTGCCGAGATGAGACGGATAGTCTCGGGGCCGGAGATGGCCACTAAAACCACGGGTATGCAAGCACCAGCAGTAGGAACCAAAGGAGCAGGCCCAGTTTCGCCGCCCGGAGGGGCCATTTGACCAGGCATAAATACAGTATGGGAACAAAGATGATACCACCAATGCCCAGGTTCCAAAATATCCAGGCGATAAGAAACGCGTTTTTGCTGCTCATTTTAACCTCCCTATTGGTTAGGATGCAGCAAACCTATCACAAGATTCACAAGGAGGTATTTTCTAATGGTTGACTCAATAAACAAGAACGAAAGACCACAGTTGGTAGATGTGGGTGCTTCTTGGCCCCAGAAGAGTATCTGGGACAAGATTCTTGACTGGATTGCCAATGCTCCGGAGTTGCCCTATGGAGTCCAGATAATACCACCATCCAATCCCGGCAAACCTTCAGACACTGGCACAGACTCCAGCAACCTCCTGGACAGAATTCTCGCCATACTTAAGGGAGGGGGTAAAAGTGTTAGTGTCAGTCCTGCCCAGCCCAACCCCAGGCCGGGAAAGGGGATAGATGACCAGGTTCCGTCTTGGGCGAAGGACCTTCCTGAAGATGATAAAAGATTCATCAAATTGATACTCGATGCCTCTACCGCCGAGCCAAGTAGGGGGATAGGCAATCAGGTCCCGCCACCTGGGACGCCCACCCCCACTTTAATCGAAAAATGGATGCTTGAAGCCGCAGGGAGGAAGTAATCGGGTGCTTCTTCCCTTGCGTAAACCGAATCCCGTAGCCGCCATCAGCGGGCGATAAACGCTGTAAGGAGACTTTGATGAGTAATGAACAAGGATTACCGGCCAACTCGGTGCCGCCGACCGACTCAAAGGGCGAAGGCCAGGGGTCCACTCCTCCCACTCCGGCTGCAACCCCACCGCAGCCACAGCAAGACCAGGAATTTTCTCATGAATTCAAACCTGGGTGGGTTCCAAGCCAGAGGCTGGGGGAGGTAAGCAGGAAGTATCAGGAAGCCAAAGCCCGGGTAAACGAGCTGGAAAGCGCGTTACGGGTTTTGCAGGCACAGGCGGCTGCAACTCCCGCGCAGCCGAAAACGAGCAGGGAGATAACATCGACACAACCTTTGTCGGATATTATCTCCAAGCTTGGACTGGAGCCAGGAATTCCCGAAAACGAGAATGTGGCGAAAATAGTCCAGGAGATGTTGGCCGAGGCCAGGAGGACGGAAACGCTCACCCAGCCTGCGGCTACCCCTGAAATCGCCAAGGAGATTTCCGCGCTTAAGCAGGAACTTGCCGCGATAAAAAACGAGCGGGAAGCTGCTGCGTTTTCCTTTGGGCTTAAGCAGATAAGCGACCAGACAGTCAACGCCCTTAATCTTGGAAACCATGTTTTCAAAGACGAGATTTTCCTGCAAGCCAGCAAAGAGCTTGCCGACTATCTCGTCAAGATGCCGCCGGAAACACCTTTACCGGTCAAGTTGAACGAGGCCGGACGCATTCTCAACGACCGCTTCAAATTCTGGAAGGGAGTTTATGACCAGAAGCTGGTTGCCCTCAAGGGGGGCGATAAGCCCAAGGGCGGAATCGGGGCGCAATTGCCTGGAGCCGCTGCCCCTGCTACCGAGATAGACCCGTTGAGGCAGCAACTTGACCAGGGCCAAATTTCTATCCGGGAATTCATGACAAGAAGGCGGGAATCACTCAAGGAAAAAGTATCTGGAGGCTAACCTATGGCTTATATGGACTTTTCCTCTATATCTTCTCAAGCGCTGGAGGTGTGGGAACGAGACTTGAACCATGTAGTCTTGCGCTCACAGCCCTTGCTTGAGAAAATTCAGAGGCAGAATGTGTTCAATCCCCAAATCGGCAAGTTCTATGACAACAAGCTGATTATCGATACCCAGTATGGCTATGGCGCGTCATCGCGTTATGTGGCGCCGGAAGGGTATCTGCCGAGTTCCACTGTGCCCACCTATGTCAAGATGACCGCAGAACTTGCGACCATCAAAGACCGCAGGCACATCGATTGGGAAGTCTATCACTCGGCAGCTGGCAGAGGAGATGGGGCATGGTTTATCGATGCTGGAACCAACCTCATGGAGTCAATGGTTATCAGCTGCAAACATCGCCTGGAAGCCGCGCTTATGGGCTTCAAGGTCAATGGAGCGCTGGCAGCCATTGTTTCCGGGGCAAACAGCGCCACACAGACTTGCCAGTGGAACGCGAACAACTATGTTGGCTATCCTGGCACCAAGTTCCTGGCGACAGGGATGCCGGTGGTTATCGCCAACGCGGTGGACCTTGCCGGGTCGTCTTATGGCACCGGGTCTGATGTGAACAACACCGTGTCGAAGATAGTCAGCGATACCTCCGTGGTATTCGCCAACAGCATCGACACGACTTCGGGCGGGCCGTATTATATCTGCCCGGGCGAATACAGCAATTCCACCAGGCAGTGCGATTATGGCAAGGCGACTCCCGGCCTCTGGCAACATGTGGACGATGGGACCGATTCAGCTACCTACCAGGGTATAACCCGGTCGGATTATCCGGTGCTCTGGGCGAATAAAATCAGCTCCGGCACTCCGGGGACAGTGGCGGCCCTGACCGAGGCGATGATTGACCAGGCGCTGGACGCCGCAGCCGAATACATGAGCATCGAAGAAATCACCCCCGACATCATCCTTTGCACCAGGAAGATGAGGCGGACCATCAAGGCGCTAACTGCTACTACCAATCCGAGCCGTTGGCTGGATTTCAAAGAAGCGCCTGATTTCGGGTCAATCGAGTCTCGTCCCAGAATACAAGGCAAAACCCTTCTGACCAGCAAATACGCCCATCCGGGGCGCATTTACTTCCTGAAGAGTGATAGCTTTGTGTTCTACACTTCCCATACCAGCAACGACCCGGACCGCTTCTTCGAGTGGGATACGGCCAACATGTTCCAGCGCAAGGGAACTCTCGGAGATAAGGACATCCTGGAACTGCTTGTGAGATGCAGGCACGCGTTTGTCTGCTTGCGTCCGCGCGAGAACACCTTGCTGAACGACCTGGTTGAGACTAGCTAACTCTATCGGGCAAGGGGAGGGGGACATCCCCCTCCCCAAACCCGGGAAAGGGCAGAGATGAAACGGAAACCTCCTGCCTGGTTTGAAGAGGAGCTACGGGCAATAAGTCCAGCCTTAAGGGTTTTGTTCCATCCCCGTAAGGGCTTGTGGGGAATCTATCGGATATATGACCCGGAATTCGATTCGCGCACATGCGCAATAAAACTCATGCGGGTATTTGAGATAGACGGCATTCCCTATTTCAAGTCCCGGCCTGCACTGAAATTCCTTGGCTGGATTCATGATGGCAAAGGAGGATACGCAGCTCCTGACCGGAACATCTTGCGCCAACTGCGTGAGCAGAAAATGGGGCTGTATTGGGAAAAAATTGACAAAGACGAGGAGGAGCGGGAGAGAGCGGAGCGGAATGTAATAGAGGAGGCCGGACGCGACTATGGCAAGACGCTTTTCAACCATGCAACCAAAATGACCTTTGATATGGGAGGATGATGTGGCCTGGACTGAATTCGGCAAAACTTTCAAAAATCTTTATGAGGATACTTCCACCAGGCTCGGGGACAGCTCCAATGTCACCTGGCCACTGGCGCTGATTAAGGACTTCATCAATCAGGAATATGTGGATATGCAGGATAACATGAACCGGTTCGGGGACTGGTATAATGCTTCCACAACCATCAGCGTTTCAGCTGGGACACAGGAATACGACCTGCCTGCGGATTTCGACTCCATGCGGAAGGTTTATCGGGCGGACTCTTACATTGAATTAAAACAAGGAAAATATGACGATTACCTTCGGCAGGGCACCGAAATTCAAACTGGCTATAGCTACTCATATTATATCCGGGGTGGCTGCATGACTGACAACACCACTACAACCTACAACCTGCTCGGATTGGTTCCCAGCCCAAGCACTAGCTTTTCCCTGCATATCGACTACCAGAAAAAACCTCACCAATTGACCAACGACAACGATGTCCCGCTGATTCCTGCCACATTCAGCGAGGTGCTGATTTATGGAGCGATGAGGCGGGCAAGAATGATGAAAGGCTCAATCCAGGAATTGCAAATACTTGTGCCTGAATACGAGCGGAAAGTCAGAAAATTCCAGAGATGGTTGGCCGAGAACCGGGAACGGTTCGGGAATTCTCCCCTGCAGGATATGTGGGCGAGGTTGATATGATTCTGGACTTTTCCGGGATACCCATGATGGACGGATTGGATGATACCACCAATCCCTGGAGAAGAAGTCCCAACTCGGCAAAAGCCCTGTTCAATATCACACACGACCCTTGCCGGTATTTTTCAACTATCAAGGGCAGGGCTTACAATCTCACCGGATACGAGACTACTACCGCCGGAATTACCGGCCTGATTGCTACCAATTCCCGCTCGCCAATAGCCTCATTCCGACCTGGGAACAACTGCATTTCTTTCAATTACGATAGCAACAATTATTATGGGCTGATTCCGCCAGGTGATTATTATTCCTATTACGACTTGCATCAGGCGGTTGTAGGCGCCCTGACAAACTGCTACAAGGACGCGGACAACTCACCGGTTCATATAGAAATCGGCGGTAGTTTTGATAATACCTGGAATAGCAAGACCTTCGGCCGCTCGGAGGTCAATTTTAACAACGCTTCCGGATATATCCGCTGGTGCGCTGGCATGGGAAGCGTCAACCACCAGACCACTGCCGACCTCTCCTTCTGGTATCGCTGGGCGGAAATTCACTACCAGGGAAGCACCAGTTCCAAAGTCCCACGCTATTCCGACCCTATACACGACCCAATGGTGGCGAGCAACTTGAAGCTCTGGGGCACTCATTGGACCAGCGCCAATCATGATAAAAGCATAAAAGAGATAAAGGGACGGGACTGGGAAACTAGCGCTGAATCCAGTGGCTCGTCTTGGACTTTTTTCGATTATTACGGCAGGCTATATCTGTCCGACAATCTTCATGCCTACATCATGAGAGACAACCAACACTTCCTGAAACCAGCGACAGCTGATGATATTACCCCGCGCCGGGCCGGAATATCAGCGGTAGGCGCAGTCTCTGTTTATAGCCATCTCGCTACTCCCGCCTATTATGACGCAATCACTGCTGATAAATTCAGGTTCCCGGCAGTCCCGGGTGTGTCGGGATACCCCGACATCAACCTGGTCAATCTTTTCCAAATATACCTTAAAAAAGCAGCTGGGACAGCAACCGATTTCTGGTTAGATGTTTATTTCGAATTCTCGGACATAAACATCGAGCCAGTAAAATTATGCTCAATCAACTCCGGCGAATTGAGTGATTCGCAAGGAGTGCTTGTTACAAAATATGTGGAAACCGCAGCTTTGGGCATAGTAAATAATGTTGGAATTTCCCCGGGCTGGATTAGGATTGATTATCGCAACCCGGAGGGGCCTAAGCCTCTGGAGGTGGGCTGGGCGGTAAGTGATATGGTTAATCAATACCAGTATCTAGACGAAAACGGGGCCTGGAAAAACGCTTCGGCTAACCGCGATGTTTGTGCTTTCCTGGGCCAGACAGCTTCCCTAACTGGAAGTTATTATTGGAAATATTCTCTGACTAATCGGGAAGGGGTGGAAACCGAACTAAGTGATGCAGCCCAAATAACTGGTATGAATGGCCAGGTAGTAAAGCAAATAATGGCATTAGATACCCCGCTCCTGCTGGATGTGGAATACATAAATATCTATCGCACTATTGCCAGTGGGAGCACTTATTATCTCGTGGGGAGAATTCCCTATGAGTATATCCGCTATTATGGGCATTTATTTAATGGATATGTCGGGCATCTGGAGTTCTCCATGTCGGAGGGAATTCCGGACAATGAGCTGATAATGCACGCGGAGGCCGATGTTATCACTGCACGGGACCCGCTGCCCCCGGGAATCAAATACGCCTGCTGGTCAAATCGGGGATGGGTTCTGAAAGATAACGGCTTGCTTTATTATAGCCGCCCATATTTTGTAGATTCGTTTGACTATACTTACCAAATGATGGAGTTCAATCAGGCGGGAGGGAAGGCCCTGGACCTGATTCCCATGATTGACCGACTGCTGGTCTTGAAAACAAATGGCATCGGCATTGTCTATCCCAGTGGCGGTAAATTCTCCAGCTATATGATTGATACCAAAGGGGTGGGGGTGTGCTCATCTTCAGCAGCGGTTTTTGTGGCCGAGGCCGCAAACGGAGTTTTTATGCAAGCCCAGGATGGGCATTTCTATCTTTTTTCCGGCAATAACAGCCTGGTGAATATCAGCAAGGGGAAAATTGACTCCCTGGTCAACTCGTTCAATAAATCTGCCCTGTCTAAGACCAGATGTGTCTATGACAGCGTGAACAAGGATATTCTCTGGTCAGTATGCACCGGGGATAATACTACCCCAGATAAACTTGTTTTTTATCACTTACCCACGCGGAGTTGGCATACTAGCGATATGGCCTCGGAGTATTTCCTTCAGGACCATCTCACCTCTCCCGACCAAATGATGATTATGGGATGCAGTGGCGGTAATACTTTCCACTACTACCAGGGAAACTCCGACTTGGGGAATAACTTGACTGCATATTGGGAAGGCTCGGATTGGGTGTTCCCGGATGACAAACAGAGGGTCTTGAGAAAGAACTATCTCGCCGTGGAGATATATTTCGAGAACAGCTCCCCCCTACAGACTGCGACCCTGCGCTGGTATCTGGATAATTCTGCCTCCGAATATTCCCATTTGTCAATAGCATTGGACGGCTCCACTAACCGGACATCGAGAGGCACATACCGGATTCCCTTGAGTGGCACTGGAAACAGTATTCGCTTCCGGCTGGAATTTGACGACCAGCTCGGTGAGGTCAAATGGTCATTCGTCAGTCTTGAGTTCGAGCCTGTCCTGCAAGCGAGGTTGTAATGCCTTATCAGGAAGCAGCGCATAGTTTCGAGAGCGATTCCAACCAGTTCCAGGCAATCCAGGACTTGGTTAACCAGCTCAAGTTGGGGGAGACTTGGCTATCGCCTCCGCAATGCAAGGTCAACTTGAGCAATGTGGCCCCAACCGCAGTGCCAACCGAGACCTGGAATTATTTCACGGTATCTGAAGACTACCCACAGGCAATTATCTCTGCCGACTTGCGCATAAAGCATAGCTACTCAAGCACATTGAACCTGACCAGTGAGCTGGTCTTCCCCCTGGAGAGTGATACAGTCAATACCCAGGAACCTCTTCTGGCGTATCCCTATAGCCACACGAAAGACATCCAGGGGCTGGTATTAAACAGCTGGGGGCAGTCTGGCTGGAACTGGGTGATGCGAGGCTTTTGGCGTGGCACAGTTCCCGTGATAGGTGGGAAGGTATATTGGCAGCTGAAGCGACGGGTATGGGCAGGGTCGGAATTGGCACTGACAACCACCGGATGGAGCATGAGCGAAATTTATCTAAGAATAAATCTCTTGGGGTTTACAGGAGGTAGTTGAAAATGAGCTACTTTACAGATTGGCTTACCAACCCCGTGGCTTGGCTTAATGATGTTGGAAATTGGCTTAGTGGCGACAGTGGGGGTGGCGACTATTCAAAGCAGGCACACCAATCTTGGGATGACTTGATAAAAAAACTGGGCTGGCCCGGGGTTTCCAGTTCCGGATTCGGGTATCCGGGCACAGGCGTGGACACTAATTACCTGAATGCCCTGAATAAGGCTTACGAAGACTACTACAGCATGACCGACATCCCGGCTCTTTACAGTGGGTATAATTTGGCAAAGCAGAATCTTGCTAACCAGATGAATGCTGCCAATCTGGGGCTGGGCGAACAGATGCGAGCGCAAAATCAGCTGGCGAAAGAGCAGTCGCAAGCAGCAGCGGAAGAGCAGATGAAAGCGAAGTATTTGCAGGCACAGGGCTTGGCGGGATTGGGAGAGATGGAGTTCAGGAACTATATGGACAAGCTTAACTCTCTTTTGCAGATGAACTCTGCGAGAAGCGGCATTGATATGAGCAGGTGGAACTGGGAAAATCAGCAGGATATGATGGAGCAGCAGGGCTTAGCTGACCTAGCGAGTACTTTGACGCAACTGGCCGCCATGTCCATAATTTTTGGTTAGCCCGAATCAGGAGGTTTCTATGGCTAGTTGGGGTATAATGAGCGGAATAAGCCGGGGGTTGAGTTATGTCGCGCAACTGGGGTATGAGCAGGCGCTAGCCAAACAGCGTCTGGAGCAGCAGCAAAAACTCCAGAACGAGCGGTTAGCTGCTCTGGCCCAGATAGAGCAGATAAAAAGACAGGACCAGCTCGATATGTTCAATGCCAAGATGAAACTCGAAGAGGAAAAACTGCGACAGGACAATATTCACCAAATGGAGCTGAAACTGAAAGATTTGGAAATCGCCAAGGCGCGCATGGAGGCCGAGCTGGGAAGGAGTAGGGGTGGATACAGAGATATAGCCGATTCCCGCAAAGCTCTTTTGAGTTTCACCAATGAAATTGACAGCATACTCTATCCAACCGACCCCAGCCGGGACCCGTTTGCCCTTTTGCAGGGAGACGCAAAAAAAGAGGAACAGTTCAAGGCGGCCTTTGGTAGGTTTCAGGCATACGCACAGGCGTATCCGGAATTGAAGGATAATATGGAGAGTTATCTGCGGTTAAGATTCCCGGATATGTATGCCCCCCAGCCACAAGCACAGCCTAAGCTGCCCACTCCGCAAGCGCCGAATCTGGGAGAAAGAATCGGGCGAGCGGGAAGGGTTGTTCCTAGTCTGATGAAAAGTGCCATAAAATGGCCATTCACTGGCCCAGGAGATATTGCTGGGCGCATTGTTAGGGACATTTACACCGGATATAACGCAGCCAAAAAGGAGGAGGAGCCGGAGGGGAAGCCGGAGGAGAAACCGAAGGAGGAGCCGGAGGTATTCCTGCGACCGAAGGTGGAGCCGGAGGAATAATGCCCGGGCCTTTCGCTAGTAGTAGTCCTTTTTCTGGCAACAGGAGCAAAAGCCCGTTTGCCCCGAGCCAAAAGACTGCACCCACTCCCACTGATGAGCAACTCAAGGATATTAGCGCAAAGGCAGGGGCGGAACCAAGCACTTGGGATAAATTGTGGGCCAACACCGGGAAAGACATAAAAAGTCTCGCCATGCTGCCTCTCGTGCCATATTATGTGGCCAAAACCATCACCGAGCCGGATGCGGAAAAAAAACTTTCGGAAATGGGCAAGCAGGTACTGTCCGGACAGATAGAGTATTTCAAAGGGTATCGACATCCAGTAGAGCATTTCATCGAGGACCCACTCTTTACGGTGCTGGATGTGGCTAGCCTGGCCTCCCTAGGCGCGCCACTAGTCGCCAAGGGAGCTGCAACCGCTGGCGCGGAAGGGGCGGCGAAAATGGCCAGCTCCCTGGGCAAAGCCGCCGAACTGATGTCCAGCCCAGCGGCCTTGATAAAATATCCGGCAAAGGTCGCATCCGAGGCAGCAACAAAAGCGGCATTCCGGGATATTGCCTGGCGGAATATTGAGAAGGAAATGGCCAACCTGGCGGATAAGCCGGGAATGACTAGGGCCGAGGCTGAACTTGCCACCAAAGAGATGCTACGGGAAAAATATCATCTTCCCGAAAAGGTGGCCACGGACGCGGTTAAAAATGCAGCTCCCATTGAAAACGCCAACACAATCGCCAAACTAGGCTCCTATATTTCCAAGCAGAACGCCGTGCGGGAAATAGAACATGTCTATAACATATATGGCGAAAAGTTGCACGATGCCAACACCAGGGCGGTAGAGGTTTATAAAAACGCCCCGCTGGAAGAATTCAGGAAAGAGTTCGGCTCCGAGCCGACTGCCCACGAAATCGGTATTGCTACCGAATATTCCGTGACCCCAAACACTCACCCGTCATTCGAGCTTCTGGAAAAAGAAGTGAAAAACAATCCCCGGATTTTACGAATCTATCAGCAGATAAAAAAAATCGGAGACGAATTCCGGGAGGAGGGTATAGCTAAAGGTTGGTTCACCCCCGAAGAGGCGCATCGCCGCCTGCTTAAGCCGTATGCAAGCAAGGCTGCTATGAACGACCTGGTAGAACAAAAATATGACGAGATAGCCCAGGCGTTGAAAGCCAAAGGCTGGTCGGGGGCGCAAATTACCGAGTATTTCAAGCAGCCGAACCGATACCTAGAGCCGGATGTGTTGAGACATATCACTCAAAAATACCAGGAACCGGCTGCATGGGATGTTCTGGTGAATAAAAAAATTGACGAATTGATGAAAGCCCCTCCCCAGGCTATAGAACATCTGGCCTATCATTTCCCCATAACCGAGCGGGCGGAAAATATCTCCGCTGGCTGGACTGACCGATTCATGGGCAACCTCATGCGCTCGGATAAGGCCGGTTTTATGAAGCATTATACTGGCGGTCGGGAGGCTTTTTATGACCCGTTTGAATCGGCAGTGCGGTGGAAGCAAAAGGCCAACTGGATGGAAGCCCGCAAAGCCTTCAAAGATGATATGTTCAACATTCTCGATAAATACGGGTTAAGAAGGGAGCTGGGGCCGGGAGATGAGCTTCGGGTCGGGGAGCGGAGATACGACATCGGCCCAAGCGTGCAGACCGAAAGGACTATTCTCAACACAATATCTCGTGAAAGCGCGTCATATGCGCAAAAACTGAATGAACGGAAAATGTATATCACGGGGTTAATTCCGCACTCGCCAATTTATAATACTGTCAACGATATTATGCCATCGGCACTAGATACTATTCTTACCCCATTATCCCGTGAAGCGTCATATGCGAAAAAAATGGGAGTCCATAAAGCATTCGAGACGCTACGCGCAGAAAATCCCGCATACGCAATTCCCAAGCAGGTGGCCGATTTTCTTGACCCCAAAAATCGGTCGGTCAAAACAAGCGCTTTTATGAGGTATGCTGTTGATTATCCGGTAAATGAGTGGAAAATGTATGTCCTGGGACTAAGCCCGCGCTGGGTGGCTTATAACACAGTTGGCAATGTCATGTTCTCGGCGTTGCAAATGATGGACCATCCCCTCCAGGGCGCAAAGGCTTTTTATCGGGCATTCAAGAATGATTGGAAAAGTCAGATTCCTCCGGAAATAAGTAGAACCGGGTTATATGAATCCGAAGGGCGGGTTCCTCGGTCGCTTTTTGAGCGTGCCCGCAACGAGTTGCTTGGGAACGAGCCGAACCATGTGGTGGAGTTTGAATTCGCGGATAAGAAAATCAAGGTGTATGACCGCCAGGCTGACAAGACCAAAAAAATGCTCGCCTGGCTCAATTTTCCCAAAAAGCTTTCTGAAAAAGTGATTGCTCTCAACTCCCAGATTGAAAACTATTTCCGCAACGCATCTTACCTTTATGAGTCCGAGCGCATGGCCCGCATGGAAATGGCCAAGAATGTCGCGGCCAAAGGTGCGGTTATCAACGATGTTATTGAGAGCAAAATGCTCGAGCTTATGAAAGACCCACGCAAGTCAATGGACATCTCCCGCATGGTGGGGGACTGGTTTTTCAATTATTGGGACGCGTCCCGACTCGACAAGCAGATAAAGCGTATCATTCCCTTTTGGATGTGGACCAAGAATATGATTCGGTTCTCGCTCTGGACTTTGCCGATGGAGCATCCCTTAAAATTCAGAACTATAATTCTTCTCAATCAGATAGGGGAAGACTTCTGGCGGGAAGACCTCAAGCGGTGGGGGGTCAACCCGGACGACTTGTCTGATTATCTCCGGGGGAGCGTCCCAATAGGCATAGATAAACGCACCAACAACTTGCTGATGTTCAACACAAAAGGCCCAAACCCGTTTAATACTTTCTATGAAATGAATCTCGAAAAAATACTTTCCTCGGCCAGCCCGGTTCTTAAGGTTATCATTGAGCGAGCCATTCACCGGGAGATTTTCTCTGGCAAGGATTTTGACAGTCCATTTGTTTGGCAGCAGGGGGGCACTGGACGGAAATTCATGCTGGGGCCGGACGGACATCCTCACGAAGTCAAAGGGGTGAACCCACCGTTGTTTGAACATATCGGCAGGCAGATTCCCCAGTATCAGCTGCTGACCAAGATGTTGCTGGCCATGAAATACGGCGGAATCCCCCAGACTTATTCAACTATGAGTCTGCCAGATGTGTGGAATCCAGCGTTTGTCAAGCCTGCGAAAGAGCCGAGTCAGGCGCCAAGGTCAATCATACCAAGTATCTCCGGTTTTATGGGGCTTCCCGTATCCGAAGTTTCGCTTAACAGGCAGCAACCCAAGACGCAGAAGGTAATTCGGAGGGGATTGTATAATCAACTGAAAAAAGTAGCTCTTAAACAAACTCAAGGAGGTTCCTAATGACCTTAACTTACACACAGGAATTTTTTACGCTGGGAGACGAGGCTACTCCGGTGAGTGGCACCAGCTACGATGCCCTGCTCTCCACGGCTCAATATGCGGGCGGGATGCCAATTTGGTCTCCACGCGAACGGCGGGTGCATGTTTTGGCTTGCAACCCCGTCTGGCAGTCCGGGCTGGTGAAGACAACTATTACCGAGGCAGCTACATCGGATGTTATTTACCTGACTCCGCCAATTGACTGTGGCCCTTATTTTTATAAAGTGCTGTTCATGCTCAAGGACGCCACCAAACAGCTGAATACGGCAGCGAACCTGGTGGTCTGGACCGGGAACACGCTGAAAGACGACTCCGTAATCGGGAAAATTATTGATAACACCTCGGGGAGTTTCATGGCTCTACCGGTTCAGTCTTCGGTGAGCAGCATGGGCTTCAAGCTGATTGCCGACGGCACAGACGCCAACGCTTATCATATCACACTGGCTGGCCCGGAGATGTTCAGCGATTTCCCGTTGCAAAGATACTTCCAGTTGGTATTTACCGTGGCGTCTGCCATATCCGCAAAAACCATTCTCAACCGGGTCGTGGGATGGTATTTAACTTGAATAAGGGAGGTGTCCGATGACGGCTACATACACGATAAGTCCGGTCTTTGCCGATTTTCCCCAGCCGGATTTCGAGCCACGCAAAAGAAACAAAGAAGGGATGCTTGACCGGGTATATGATAGTGGCCTGATAACTGTCTCTGCGACCAATTGGGTGGCAGGCGACTACATCCCCCTGACCCATCCCATCAAGACGCTTGGGCTGAAAAAGATAGCCATCTATTCAACCGAGGCTTTGGTGGATACCGGCGGTGATAGCTTTCTTTTCGGAGATAATAATCTCCTTATGAGAATGGGCTGTAAGCTGACCACGACCGGGGAGATAGACAACACCGACTTTTATCAGATTAAGCAGGCGCTCACCACTATAGGCACGGCAATGGGGAATAAAATGGTCCAATGCACCGCCTTCCAGGGAGACCCCACATACCGAAGCCACCTGGTTGTGGTTGGTTCAGAAATGCAAAGTGATGTGCCCCTTACTCCTTATGTCCAGCTCATACTACAACCGTCTACCGGGTATTACGCCGACCAGAATTTCTATACCCGTGTTTTCGGCTGGTATTTGGGGGAGGGCTAAAATGGACAAGATTTTCGAGTGGGTTTTGGGCATAACCACCTCCATCCTGTTTTTCTTGATTGGACTGATTTACCGCCATCAGATAAAAGCCCTTGACGAAAAGGTGGAATCTATGCTATGTGATGAAAAGCATCGGGAGATTGGGCGGAGGTTGGAGAGGCTAGAGGATAAGGCTGACCAGACTTTGGCGAGTTTGAACCGAATTGAGGGCAGGCTCAAGGAAAACAAATGAAGACAATAATTATCGACCCAGGACATGGAGGAGACGACCCGGGGGCAACGGGTAATCTCGCCTCTACGGTCATTAAGGAAAAAGACCTCAACTTGAAGATAGGCCTCCTGACTAAGAGCTTCCTCATTGATGCCAACTATGATGTATACATGACTCGATACATAGACACCTGGGTTTCGCTTAGCGCACGGGCCAAGCTAAGCAATGAGCATCATGCCGATTTTTTCCTGTCTATTCACTGCGATGCCGACCCGGAGAAAAAGGGGAGGGGCTTTACAGTTTATTATTTTTCGGAGAAGGGTCGCGAGTGGGCAGAGAAATTAGCAAGCGGCCTGGCAGGACTCCCTCTTCACAATCGCGGAATCGCGTTTGGCAACTTCCAGGTGTTGCGGGAGACCAAGTGCCCGGCGATTTTGCTTGAGTGTGGATTTATGACCAACGGGGAAGACCTGACCTGGCTCTCTCGGGCGACAAACCAGATGGCCCTGGCTAGGGCCATTACCAACGCGATAAAGAAATTTTTATGAAAATGGAAGGGAATTCCCAGGAAGAACGGAAACGGGGCAAGGTTCAAGAGAAAAAGCTCCTGATGGTGATGTTTCTCTGGCTTTGCCTGGTCTATTTTGTGAAAGAGGACGCGCCTCGCGAATTCCTCCAGAGCTGTGTGTGGGCATTCTCGGTCTTGACCTTTGCCACTTTTTTTATGCGAGAAATAATGAAGCCCGGAGGCAACCTGGGAGAGATTCTGAAAAGTTGGCTAAAAAAATAGTTGACAAACGAAATCTTCTTTGATATAATCTAGGATAGGAGATAAATTTGGAAAAAGAGGGTGGTGAAAAGTTTTTCCCAAAATCCGGCGGCGGGGTCTGGGTTTCTGGGCGCAACCGCCCCCCTCGGTTGGCCTATTGCCCCTCTCCCTCTTTTCCCAGGCCCCTCGCCGGAAAATTAAAATGAGATTCAAAGAAGTTTGTGAAGCGGAACTCCGCAAGGGACAGAAAAGGCACGGGACTGATTTTTCTGCCGAGGCAATTTCTGCGCGAGGCGAATCTGTTTATGGTTGCATCCAGAAAGAGGCCGCCGGAATATGGCTCTACGCCTCACTGCTTGGCTGGCGTGGTCTCTGGCTTCGCTTTTTGGCACGGCTCATTTTTCTTCTAACTACCCCTCTTTTCCCAACCAGGGCATTCATTCGGAATACCGGCACGGCCAACTGGCACACCTTTCGGGAAATACCGGCGTGGAAGGCGCGATTCATATGTGCTTATTACAAAATAAAAAAAATTTTGTAGGAGGTGAATATGAAAATTTTCTTATTCAGTAAGCCAGATTGCCCGGGTTGTGTCCGAGCAAAAACAAACTTGAGACAGCTTGGCGTCAAGTTCGAGGAGGTTGACGCTAGCAATGGCGGGATGCCCCTGGCGAGACATTATGGTATTCGTGGAGTCCCGTCCTTGATTCTCCAGCGGCGCGGGGAAGGACGGGAAAATGAATGGTTGCATATAGATGCCGGGCTGTCAAGTGAAAAACTTGAAAAGAGGCTAAGAGAGGCGGGGGTGGCTTTTGAAAAAATTTGTAGTTGACAACAATACGCCCCGTTCTACAGGGGCGGAACCGTTGATGGTTTCCAGGATAAGGAGTCTCCTGGATGCCATGCCACCGGGCCGCCTCATCACCATGCGCGGGTTGGCAGGCAGGCTGGGCTGCTCGGTTTTCACTATTTGGAAGTATTCGGCAGACCCCAGATTGTCAAACCACAAGACTTACGCAGTCCTGAACCGGCAACGGCTAGTGCTTTTCGCTAACCAGAAAACTATCAGCGACTTCAAAAAAGAGCAGGGGGAAAATGGCAAACGAAGAGATTAACCTGGAAGACCTAATCCACCACGAAACCAATGTTGACAAGGAAATTCGGCGACTGCAAAAACAGATTGCAGAGTTTACCAAAAACCGCCGCAAATACCAGATTGTTTACGCTCAAAACCGGACGATAAAATTCGGGCTTATTGGTGATACGCAACTTGGCAGCCTCTACGAGCGACTGGACGCGCTTGATAATTTTTACCGGTTTTGCGCACACGAATCAGTTCGCGATGTATTCCACTGTGGTGATGTCCTGGATGGTTGGCGCGTCTATCGCGGCCAGGAATTCGAGCTTTATGCTATTGGTTATGCGGCACAGAAAAAGGTCTTTCGGGAAAAATACCCCAAAATAAAGGGCATCACCACTCATTTTATCACTGGCAACCACGACGCCAGTCTGAAAAAACTTGCCGGAGTGGATGTTGGACACGACCTAGAAAAAGAGCGTCCTGATTTTCACTTTCTTGGTGAAGACTATGCGGAGATGGTTTTGCGCAACTGTGCCGGGTTTTCCTATAAAATCGCCCTGGTCCATCCGGACGGTGGCACGGCTTACGCGCTTTCCTACCATCCCCAGAAATATATCGAGTCTCTTGCAGGCGGGACCAAGCCAAACCTGGTGGCATTTGGGCATTACCACAAAGCCGAGCTGATTCCCGAATATAGAAATGTGGTTGGCATCCAGGTCGGGACTTTTCAGAGCCAGACCCCATTCATGAAACGGCGGGGAGTCGCAGCTCATATCGGAGGCTGGATAGTCGAGGTTATGCCCGAGGGACGGCTTACGAGCAGGGTGCGCGCCGAATGGGTTAGTTTTTATGAACCACAAAACTAGGAGAGAAAAATGAATCTCAAAAAATTGACAATCATTACAGGCGGGATAATTATCCTAATTCTGCTGTCTTCCTTTGTGGCGTGGATAAACGACTTGAGCAGGTCTAATCGCTTGCTTGAGGGCGAAAAAATTCGGCTGGAAAAAGAGGTGTCTAACGCCAAAAAGGAAAACGACCAGCTAAAAAAATCTCTGAACGAAGCCAACAAAGTCGTTGTTGTTTACAAACCTCGTCCTGGTCATGCCGAGCCAATTAAACCCGAAAATTTATCCCTACAAGCGAGTGATTCAGCGGAAACCTGGCATTTTAAATACCCACCTGGGGTTCTCTCTGCAGATACGCTCATTGCCCGGGCATCCGCACCATGGAAAAAGACTGCCGAGGATTGCCTAAAAGCCAAGAGAGAGTCTCCCCGGTTTTTCAGGAAGGCCCAAAAGTTTGACTTTCTGGCAGGAGTGGGATTTTCATTTTACAAAGGCCAACTTGTATATTCCCCCATTGAATTCGGTGGCACGAAATTCAGCGTAGCCCCATTCATATCCGGGGATGTCCGCTTTAATCAAATGGGGGGAATTACCGGAAGCGCCTGGGGTGGATTGAAAATATCTACCTCCTTGGGCAGGTAATTTTTTCCAGAAAAAAATTCGCATAGTGCGAAAATTTTTCCAAAAAGATGGGGAGTTGTAAACCAGCCACCATCATAACTATTTGATAATTATATTTAATTTATTTTGTTTGTTTTTGGCATAAATTTCGCAAGATATGGGCATTAGGAAAGTGAGGTGGGATAATGAAAAAGAAAATAACTTGGCCGGATGTTGAACGGCTCGGAGTTTCTGCGTCCCTGCGCAAATACCGAGCAATGATTTCCGAGAACCAGCACACCACGGCAAAACTTTATGGCGTATCCCCTAAAGCCTACTGCAATTGGGAAGAGGAAAAGACCAAGCCCAGCTTGTCGAGCCAACGGAAAATTTTAGCATACTGGATTAAGGTGGGGTTCAACCCGGAAACGGGGGAAGAATTATGCAGATAAAAAAGGCGCAATTTAATCTCCCGTTTTTGAAAATTGCTCTTATGGGCCAGGCGGGGGCTGGAAAAACACTCACCGCATTGAAGCTGGCAGATGGGTTGAAGGGTGAAAAACGCATCCTGGTCATCGACACCGACCCCATACCCGGCTCGGAGGCTTACGCCTTACCGCAGGGCAAGTTCGATTTCGATATATTTAGGCCGGAGTCTGTTTCAGATTTGATTGACGCCATTCCCGAAATTGACCTCAATAAATACGGTGTTTTGGTGCTGGACACAATTACATGGGTCTGGCGTAAAGTCCAGGACGCGGACAGCCTCAAGCGCACATCTATCGGAAAGCCACAATTCGGGGAGTGGCAATTCATTAAGAGAACCTATCGGGATGTTCTTATGCCCCTTGCCACTATGCCTATCCATGCTATTATCACAGGAAGAGAGGGGAAAGAATATGCGCAAAGCACAAACGACAAGGGCCAGCAGGAATTGACACAAGTGGGTGTGAGGATGTTGGCAGAAGCCGAAACGCCTTATGAGTTCAATCTTTGGATTGCGCTCAAGCAAGTCAGGCAGAGTTTGGACGAGCGGGTGCCACAAACCCATCTCGCGGAAATCCTGCGCGATAGAACTGGTATTCTAAGCGGGCAGATATTCGAGAACCTGGATATTGACGACCTGAAGCCTATAATTCAGGTTTTAACCAGGGGTGGGGTGGGGGAGATAGTTAATGAGACAGATGAGGCGATAAAAAATCTGGAAATTTTCGAGAGAGATAAAGTTAAACTTGAAAAGGCCGAACAGAAAAGCGCGGCTCTCCGCATGGAGTTTGAGGCAAAATTTTATAAAGCAAAGAGTCTTGACGAGCTGGCCGAATATGGGCTGCAATTAGGGAAGTCAAGCAGGTCCTTGACCGAAAAAGACCGAGAGGTGCTGAAAAACCTTTATGAGGTTCTGATGACTTCTCTCAAAAACGAGAAGGAGGGTGTTAAATGACTCCAATTTTTGAAGGCCGGGTAATTGACGACAGTAAGCCGTCTAATTTTCTTCTCCTACCTGATGGTGAATATCGCGTGAAAATTTTGGAAATTTTGCCCAAGCCTACCAGGGCAGGGGACGAGATGTGGCGGGTAAAATATGAGGTATTGGGGAAAGGGAAAATCATCTATGACAATGTTGTCTGGAGCGAAAGGGGTGCAGCTGGTAAAAGGCTGAAACAATTCCTTAAATGCTTTGGCTTGTATCATGAGGAAAAATTTGAATATAAACCCTTTATGTTTATGGGCAAGGAAGCGACTGTTTTTCTGACGAGCGAGGTTTCTCAACAGGGCAAGTGGGCGGGGAAAACCTTTAACAAGATTCCTTTTGACGGCTATTACACCTATTCAAGGGAGAAGGATGAAGATATTCCTTTTTAAGAAAAATAGCCAGATGTCGGCAATGCTCCCTGGGGTAGCGGGTTTTCCATCCGCATTGGGCGGACGGTCCTCCTTTTACCGCTACCCTGGGGGGCTTAAAGAAGGAGAGGGATATGTGGAAAGATATTTTTGGCGTGTCTCATGAGGAAGAGTCCGACTATCGCACCCGCTACGGACTAGGTGAGGAAAAAAAGTCTAGCAAGGCATACCCACCGCCAACGATACCATTCAAAAGCATTTATGCTTTTCTTCTGTCGCACGAAGGCTGTAGTGGGCTAAATGACCTAGCTAAAGCATTCCAAAAGTCTCCAAGAAAAATCAGGAAGCTAATTCAAGAGGAAATCAATAATGGGGCGTTAATAGGCTCCCGCTCTGACCAGGGTGGTGGATACTTCGCCATTACAACAGAGGAGCAGCTCGGGGTGGCAACAGCTGAACTCCGGAGCCGGGCTAGAGAGCTTTTTGCCAGGGCAGACGCCCTGGAGAAAAATTGGCGCAAAAACAATTACCCTGACGATAATAACCCCAAACTGTTTGTTAGCAGCTTTTTTCCTCGCACGAACCTTGTTGATTATGTGAAGAAAATTCTGGGGGCGAAAAATGCATAGGGATGTTGACAGCCGGATTTGGGGAGACCAAAAGTTCAGAAAGCTTAGCCATTCTGGGAAATTGGTCTGGTTCTATCTCCTAACTGGGCCTCAAACAATGTCTCTGCCAGGTATTTTTGAGGCTGGAGAGGCGCGAATGGCCGAAGACCTGGAAATGACCCTTGAATTATTCAGGGAGTCGTTCCGTGAGGTATTTCAGCTTGGCCTGGTTATGGTTGATTGGAAGGCCCGCGTGGTGGTGATTCCGAACGCTCCAAAGTATAACCCGCCACACAACCCCAACATCTTAAAATCCTGGGCTAAGCAGTTCGATGTCATCCCGGAGTGTGAGCTGAAAAATAAATATTATCAAATACTTAAATCATTTATAGAATCATTAGGGGAATCATTTGCCAAATCATTCCGGGAATCATTCCCGAAACCAACCCCGAATCATTCCCAAAACCAACCTGAAATCATTCCCGAAACCATCCCGGAATCATTCCCGAAACCAACCCCGAATCATTCCCCAAACCAACTCGAAACCATTCCCGAAACCATCCCGGAATCATTTCCTATTGGTCCCAATCCCAATCCAGGTCCCAATCCTGGTCCAGGTCCCAATCCTGGTCCAGGTCCCAATCCTGGTCCAGGTCCCAATCCCAATCCAGGTCCCAATCCTGGTCCAGGTCCCAATCCCAATCCCAGTCTTAAAAGACATGCGCTGGACAAGCCAGCGCGTGTGCAAAAAACCAATCCAGATATAAAAATCTTCATTGACTATTTCTTCCAGGAGTATCAAAAATTCTTTGGGCGAAAATATGTGGTCGCGAACGGGAAAGATGGAGAGGCGGTTAAGCGTGCTCTTCAAACCCTAACCCTTGATGAGCTTAAATCAATGCTTCCTGAATTTTTCAACGACCCGCTTGACTGGATGGGTGAAAAACCCAACCGGACAATTTCGGTTTTTGTCAGCCAAATAAATCGCTACGGGCTTAACAACGAAAAAATCAGCGCAAAAACCAGGCAACAATTACAGGGACTTGCGGATTGGTATGCCAAAGGAGAGAAAAAATGACACGCGCGGAGTTTGCAGAAATATTTGCGGAACTTTGTGTGGCCTTTGGTGTATCCCCCAGTGTTGAGCAGACAGAACTTTATTTCAAGTTTTTGTCTCGCTTCCCCCTTGACCAGTTCCGGTCGGCTGTTCATAGAGTTATCGAGACCGAAAAGGGATATGGTCGCCTGCCAGAAATATCAGTTATACTGAAACAATTCCAACCTTCTCTCCATAGCCTAGCCCTAAACAAATGGGCACGGGTTTTGGAGTTAAGAGAGCATTCAATAGCACATGAGCAGGATTATGACCCGGAAATCGGAACTATATTTCATACACCATTAGAAGTAAAAAACGACCCATTGCTAGACAAGGCAATACGCGTCTGTGGTGGGTGGCAGAAGTTTTGTTCAATAACACTGGATAAATTTGACCAAAAGACTTTTATCGATTCAATTTGTTCGTCTCTGGAAACAGAACCAGATAAGTGGAGTCTTCTTGCGCCCACAACCAAAACATTTTGCCCACCAGAGAAATCGTTGCCTACAAGCCTTAAAAAAGATGGGGGGGTAAAATGAAATTCTACAAATACACCAACCTCAAAGAAGTCCATCAGGGTCTTAAATACCATACCGGACTGAATATAGACATTCTACCCTTCAACCCCACAGGGGATTGTAAGCCTGGGGGTATCTATTTTGCCCGAGAAGATATTTTAGCATTCATAGATTATCCTGGTTGGATTAGAGAAGTGAAGCTCCCAAAAGGGGAGCCTATTTACAAGAACCCCGGCAATCCCCAAAAATGGAAGGCTCACCGGGTCATACTCGGCCCTCGTAAGCCAGTGAATGCCAAGACAATCAAGGCGCTTATTGCCGAAGGTGCGGATGTTCACGCCAATAACGACAATGCCCTACGCTTGGCAGCTGAAAAGGGACGCCTAGATATAGTCCGTGTTCTGCTCGCTGCCGGCGCCAATGTCCACGCTAATAATGACTATGCTCTGTGTTTCGCGAGCGCATATGGGCACTTGGCAGTAGTTCGTATTCTGCTCGCTACTGGGGCTGATATTCACGCCAATAATGACCTTGCTCTGCGTAGGGCTGCCACGCATGGGCATCTAGGGATAGTCAAAACCCTACTCGCCGCTGGCGCCAATGTCCATGCTGGTAATGACTCTGCCCTATGCTGCGCGAGCACATATGGGCACTCGGCAGTAGTCCGCACCTTGCTCAAGGCCGGTGCGGATGTCAACGCTTGCGATGCAGATGCCCTACTCCAGGCCTCTATGGCTGGCCATCTGGATGTGGTGCGCGCCTTACTGGGGGCGGGAGCAGATGTGCACGCGCACGACGACCGAGCACTGCGCGAGGCTGCCTGGGCTGGCCACCTGGCTGTGGTGCGCGAGCTGCTCGAGGCTGGTGCCGATGTCCACGCTTGCAATGACATGGCTCTGCGCATGGCTGCTGATAAGGGCCATACGGATGTGGTCCAAGCACTGGAGCGGGCCGCTGGTGAGGAACAAAACTAAAATCATCAAAGGATGCTAAAATGACCCAGGAGCAAAAAACGGATTGGGATGAAATTTTGTGGGCTTCTGTGCGTGAGAGGATTGCCGAGATTCAACAGCGCTTGGCTGAGCTGGACCACGAGATGGACAGGCAGTGTGCTTATGGTCTGGAGGACAGTTGGTTTGATATGTATCATGAGAAATACGATTTGGAGCGGGAGCTGCGGTCACTTGAGAGCCTGATAAATGAGCCAGTGCTGAGTGATGAGGATGGGGACGACTAACCCGAAAAGGGGGCTAAAATGAGCAGAGCCAGGAAAGGAAAGAGACAATAATGGGTAAAAGAAGAATCAAACATAGGAGAGTGGTTATTTATCTTGACACCCCTGGCGGCCGTAAATGTGGTGAGAGTAGTGCTACCAGCCTGGCCGAAGCCGAGCGGAATCTTAAGATAGCAGAGGAAGAGTTGAAGCAAGCAGAGCGTGCTCAAAGGTTTGGTCTAAACAAGGATGGATTCGGAAGCACCCGACCTCTAGATATTGCGGTCAGCCAGTTAGCGGATAGCGCGCATGATTACCGCATTGTGGCTGCGCTCGCGGTCTATGGTGAAAAAGAGGTTGATGTGCGTGATGCCATCCGCGAATACATCCTTTGGGATGGTCGTGAGCCGAGTGAATGGCGATATACAGAGGCATATCTGCAGGTGCAGGCGGCCCGAGCTGTGTGGGAATTATTTACAAATGGTTACACAGATATACGCCGCACATATCCGGATGCGTTTATACAGTGATGTTCAACAAAAGGAGGGGAGGAAATGAAATTCTATAAATATACTAACCGTAAAGAAGTTCATCATGGTCTTAAATATCATACCGGATTGAATGTGGATATTTTACCCTTTAATCCCAGAGGTAATTGCGGGCCTGGTGGTATTTATTTTGCCCGGAAAGATATTTTGGCGTTTATTGATTATCCTGGCTGGATTAGAGAAGTGAAGCTCCCAAAAGGGGAGCCTATTTACAAGAACCCCGGCAATCCCCAAAAATGGAAGGCTCACCGGGTCATTCTTGGCCCTCGTAAGCCAGTGAACGCCAAGACCATCAAGGCGCTCATCGTTAAAGGTGCGAATATTCATGTCTACGAAGATTGGCCCTTGCGTATGGCAAGTGCGCGTGGACTCTTGGCAATAGTTCGGGTTTTAATCGCAAAAGGCGCCAATGTCCATGCATGCAACGACGAAGCCCTACACATGGCTAGTGCTAACGGACATTTGGCAATTGTCCGGGAACTGATTAAGGCTGGCGCCAATGTCCATGCTGGTAATGATTATGCTTTGCGCATGGCAAGCAAATATGGTCGTTTGGCTGTGGTTAAGACTCTACTAAAAGCTGGGGCCAATATTCATGCTTGCAGTGATTATGCTTTGCGCTTGGCCTGCACATATGGACACGCGAATGTGGCCCGAGTTTTAATCGCAGCTGGAGCTAATATTCACGCTGGTGATGATTATGCCTTAGACATGGCAAGCACATATGGGCACTTATCAGTAATTCGCGTTTTGCTTAAGACCTGGGGGAATATCAAAGATAGCAACAGTTATGCTATATACAGAGCCATTGAAAAAGGACACGGTGCGGTGATAGAGGAATTGAAGCAAGCATTAACAAGACAAAAGTATAACCCAAAAAAGAAGGAGAAGAAATGAAGATAGACAAAACCATTCAGTTTATTTTGCTAGTCGCGATTCTTCTTGTGTCCATTGAAATTGGGATGCAAATCCAAGCATGGCTTGACAAAAAGCAATGCGAGCATCGAGAGGAAATCGGATATGAGGAGATATTTAGATGACCATTGAATTCCTGGTGATGGGAGTTCCCGCTCCCGCTGTGCGTAAGAATTTCAAAAAACCCTGGCAGTGGAAAAGGGCGCTGGAGAACCCCGGCAGCAGTTTGGCCAAAGAATTCTCGTGGCGGAATAAGGTGGTTCTCGCTGCCCGTCCCTTGAAAAAAGCTCTTACATCGCTATCATTCCCGATATCGGTTTCAATGGTTTTTTGGTTCCCAAAAATCCCCAGGCGCATAGATGGAGACAACCTTTTTAAGGCGACATTAGACGCGCTTGTTTATGACGGGCTTCTTCCTGGCGATTCTTGTGATATAGTTCAAGCAGGAATGTTTTATGTTTTTGAATCAGAGGAGCCACGGGCTAAAATTAAAATCAGCGAAACAAAAGGGGCAGTAATGCCAAAGGAGGAAAAATGAAAAACATAGTGAGCAGGAGGCTCGTTTGGGCTGCGACGGTTTTTATTATTGCGGGTTTATCTGCCTGCGGGTTTTTTCTAGCTGGATTTTTCTGGCCACATCAGCCCAATAATACTCGCTCCCAGACACACGGCCAACTCATGGAGCATTTTATTCAAATTCCAGTGGCCGCGCTCAATCAATCCTGCATTATTGATTCCCAAGTTTGCTATTGTTATGATTATCTGATAGATATTTGCGGGAAGGAAAAACAAATCCCTGGACGGCGGGAACCATGAAGGTTTTATCTCTTTTCAGTGGCATTGGCGGGTTTGACCTGGCCGCCACAAAGATGGGCTGGGAGGTGGTTGGCCAGGTTGAGAACAACCCGTTCTGCCAAAAAGTCCTTGAAAAGCATTGGCCAGATGTAAAGCGCATGGAGGATATTCACGATGTCAAGGGAAACGAGTTCGGACCAATTGACCTTATATGCGGGGGACCCCCCTGCCAGCCAATCAGTTTTGCCGGGAAGCGAAGGGGCGAGGCAGATGACCGTTGGCTCTGGCCAGAAGCTCTTAGAATTATGTTCGTGCTCAAACCGCGTTGGGCCGTGTGGGAAAACCCTGTTGGAATACTTAGTCAGGACGGGGGAATTCCATTCGAATCTCTGTGTGCTCGAATGGAGAGTAAAGGCTACGAAGTCCAACCGTTTATTATTCCAGCTGCGGCCATTGGTGCGATGCACATACGGGACAGGGTTTGGATTATCGCCAACCAGTGCAGCGGGAACCTCAAGCAACACGGGATTGGTGAATCAAATCGCCATACTAAGAACCCCGACAGCAACGGAGGGTATGGGTGGGACAAGGGATTTGCGTCGGGTGAAGAAAATGGGGTGGAATCCCAGGGTCAGATTGCGGGACCAGGTTATGCTAATTGGCCTGCGATTGCAACCCGCCTTTGTGGAATGGATGATGGGCTTCCCGTTAGGATGGACGGATTTGAACTCACCAAGTCACAGCATCGGAGGGAACGGCTGAAGGCACTTGGGAACGCCGTGGTCCCCCGGGTGGTTTTCGAAATTTTCAGGGCGATTGAATTTTGCGAGAGAGTTTGGGTTGCGTTGGGGCAACCAGAATGAGACAGGAGGGATGTAATAAGAGAATGATTCCCTGTGCAAAAGAGTGCCAAGACCCGAACTGGCTTGTTTTGGCCGCCCGTGTTCAAGAAATGAGCGGAGGGTATGCCCCTATACCCAGGAGAGGCGTGCCCCCCAAGCTGAAAAAAATAACAGCAGCGGAACTCTTGAAAAAATTCCCTGGTGGGTATAGAATAGGGTTGAGCTGATGCCCATTTATGAATACGAGTGCGACTACTGCGGAAATCGTATGGAGCGGGTTTTCTCAATTTCCGCCCGCCCCTCTAGAATAGATTGCGACAATCCCACTTGCAGAAACCGCAAGAGCGCGCGGCTAATTATCAGCCGGAGTTTTTTCCGGCTATGTGGGCAGGGCTGGGCCAAAGATAATTATGCGAAAGGGAAAAAATAATGGACACCAAAACACCAGCGCCCAGTTTTGTTCTTTCGGTTCTTTGTTATAATCAGCTGGATAAAACTAAATCTTGTATTGAGTCCATTCTTAAATTTACTGGGGGTAATTTTAGGCTTCACATTTGGGATAATGCCTCTCGCAGGGATACCTATCAATACCTGGACAGCCTGAAAGACCGGGATTGCCGGATTGTCATTACCCACAGCCCCCGAAATGTCGGCTTCATTCTTGCACACAACTGTGTTTTTGAAAGATACCGGTATAGTTGCGAATATTTTGTGTGCCTAAACAATGACTTGGTGATAAAAGAGCCGGACTGGAACCTCCGCATGGCCGATACACTCGAGCAACACGGATGGTCGGCGGTTGGAGCCAAACAGAAATTCATGTTCAATAATAAATTTGCGGGAATAACCCGACTGTCATCCCGGCTGGATTATGTTGACGGCTCGCTGCTGATGGTCAAGTGCCACGATTTGAATTTCCTGCCAACGCTTTTTGATGAGAAATATTTGAAACACATCTATTACGAAGACGGGGATTTGAGCCTGCGATTGAAAAACGCGGGGTTGGAGATAGGCGAAGTGGATGTGGCCGTTGAACATGAGGTCGCTTCCACAACCAGCAGAGAAAAAATATGGATAGACCTGGAAGCCGCCCAGCTCAATAATCAGGCGGTAATGTGCGATAGGTGGAGCATTCCCCGTTTTGAGGGACGCCCTCTGAAAATACTTGTGAATCGTCCATACGCCCTCGGGGATGTCCTCTGTGTAGAACCCATTTTGCGGGAGTTGCTTTATAAATATCCTGCTAGCGAAATAACTGTGCGGACGCTGGTTCCCGAGGTGCTGAAATATAACGGCCTTCCTCTAAAATTTAATTACAATTCGGAAGGCGCTTTTCTGTGGGACAAGGTTATTGACCTTACGCTCGCATATGAGAGTCGTCCCCATATGCATTTAGTTGACGCCTATGCTGCCAAAGCGGGGGTTGTTTTATCGGATAAAGTGCCTCGGTTTTCGCCTGATATAGTTTGGCCTGGCGAGAAAACCTTCCGGGTTTTGGTCTGTGCCGATGCTAGCTGGCCTTCTCGCTCTTGGGATAAGCAGAAATGGATAGAAGTGGCCTCGGAAATCAAGGCGAACGGGAACGATGTGATAGAAATAGGCCGCCAGGGAAGTGGCCTGGGGGTGGGAGAAAACCTTGTTGGTAAATTCCAGTATCCGGGTGGCTTGCGCGATTTAGCTAAACTGATGACCACTGCCGACATTTTTCTGGGCATAGACGGTTTTCTAATGCATCTGGCCCAGGCGGTCGGGTTGCCGGTGCTGGTGCTTTTCGGGTGTGTTTATCCGGGTTATCGCATCCACGACTGGAGCAAGGCTAAAGTTGTCTGGCTAACCCAGGAACAAATCCCTTGTGCTGGTTGCCACCATTTTCGGGATGCGCCCTCTACTTATTGTCAATGCCCGGGAGATAACGATTGTATGAAAAACATAACAGTAGATATGGTTCTGGATTCCTTTTTCAATAGAGATTTTGGGGAAAAACCCCCGCTCCACATACGCCCGTGGCTGGGGTATATGAAATGAATATCCAGGAGTTGCTGGAAAAACGGGCCAAGCAGGTGTCGGACATCAACGAGCATCTTTATTTTCTCAAGGATTTTGTGAATAGCAATCAAGTGAAAGAGATTGTTGAGTTTGGGGTTAGGGATGGGAATAGCACCATCGCTTTTCTCTCTTCCGATTGCAAGTCCCTGGTATCGGTGGATTTAGTTAGAGACCCTCGCTTGCAGGAAGTTTGTGATGCTTATAAGGAGGGTGGCTGTCCGGAGTGGTCGTTCATCGAGGCAGATGACCTGGATATTCCACCAGTGTCCTGCGACCTGCTATTTATCGATTCCAACCATACTTACAAGCATTTGAAGGCCGAACTCGCCAGACATGCGAGTGGTGTTCGGAGATTCATCGCTTTACATGACACTACAACTTTTTGGGATTGGGATGCGTTTCGGAGCGAAATAGGCATAGGTCGGGCGATTATGGAGTTCCTTCGGGAGCATAAGGAGTGGAAGACCCTGCTCCGGTTTTACAATAACAATGGACTGATGGTTCTTGCAAAATATGCCTAATATATTAGGCACAAAAAGAGAGGAGGCTTGAAATGAAATATTCGGTTATTATTCCAACAGTTAACAATATTTCCTGCGTAATGCAGCTGGCTGACAGCCTGGAAAACGCTATGTGCCCTGAAAGCGAATATATTTTCGTGGTGCATCCTTCTAATGATGGCACCACTGAATATCTGGAGGCGCTTAAATGGCCAATAGTTATTAAAAGCGACCGGAATACTGGCTGGGTTGGGGGAATTAACCTGGGAATACGCGAGGCAAAGGGGAAATTCCTGGTATTGCTCAATGACGACACTCTGGTCGGTGTAGACTGGCTGGACCGGCTTAGTGGGGCAATGGCAAGGCTGGAGAAGAAATATCCTGGTATCAGATGCGGAATATCCGGGCCTTTGTGCAATTATGTAGGTAGTGAGCTTCAAAGAGACCATCGTTTCCAAATTCCCAAGCCCACCCGCGAGCAGGTTTCCAGCTATTCATTGAGCCTGACCGACACCTCTGTGGAGAGCGTGGGGTTTGTCAGTGGGGTATGTATGATGATACATCGGGAGTTGTATTGGAAACTGATTGACCCCACCAGCAGGGAGTTGCTTGACCCCAGGTTTGCACCCGGGGGATACGATGACAATGACCTTTGCGTGCGAGCGCAACGGGCTGGTTTCCGGGCTACTATCGCCAGGGATTGTTTTGTCTGGCACCTGGGTGGAGCTACGACGAAAAAGATGGGCCTGTCCCCCGATTACAACGAAAAGGCAGCGGTCTTTGTGGATAAATATCGAGGAGCCAGTGCGCCCCCAGAGACCTTAATTGCGGCCTATCTGGTAAAAATACTTGAAGACGAATCCGACCTGGAAAAAAGCGTGAAACAAGCCACCCAATTCGCAGACGGACTGGCGGTTCTAGTTGACACATGTGGCCAGCCAGAGATTCTTCGGAAGGAGTTCGCATCATGCTTGAAATCCTGGGCTGGGGACAAACCTATCCAGATAGAATTTATCCCACCCGGAGAGCCGTTCAATGAGCGCAATTATCGCAACCGACTCCTGTCCCTGGCAATGCAAATGGGAGCCACCTGGGTGATATGTATAGACGCGGATGAGGTTTTCGAAATGGACCGGGAGGATGCTCTTCGCATGATGCTCACTCCCGACCCCCAAGTTGTCGGGTTTGTTTTTCATTTTTTCAACATTTGGGAGCGGGACCTGGTTCGGGTGGACGGGTTTTGGGGGATACAAAATGATTGCCGTATGTTCCGGGTTATGCCCAACCAGGTCATTACTGGCGGGCATCCAGACACAGGCCTTCATTGCGGGTCAGTCCCTTCCGACCTGCCCAAAGATTGGCTGAAAACGACTAATATCCGGGTTATCCATTCGGGTTTTGCCACTCCCCAGAAACGGGCCGCTAAACTCGCCTGGTATGAGGAGCGAGACCCGGGCGGGAAATACGGTGCGGAGAGATATGACTCTCTTGCAGACGCGGTGGTCACCCTGCAACCACTTGGACCCCGTATGCGCCTGACCTTGGGAGTCATCGCTAGGCAAGAAGAGGCAAATATAGACGCCTTTTTCCTCAATTCGTCATATCATTTTGACCAGATTGTAGCATTGGCAAATAACTGCGTAGACAAGACCGAAGAGCGCTTATCGGTTTGGGCGAGCAAGCCAGTTATATCCTCTGGACGCGTTTCTTTCGGCGAGCTTCGCAACCAGGTTCAGGAAAAAGTTGACCCCGACTCTTGGCTGATTTTTCTCGATGTGGATGAGCGACTTGCCCCTCGTATTCCCATATGCCGGTTAATTCATTCCCCGCGTGTTGAGGCATATGCATTGCCTATAATTAACATTTTGCCTGGTGGAGAGGCCATTTGGCAACCAGCAGCAATCCGGCTGTATCGCCCAGAGTTTGGGCGTTGGGTAGGCTCCGTGCATGAGCATGTCCGCCTGGATGATAAGTCAACAGTAGTGGAGCTGAACCACCCCGAAAAGCAATATTTTATCGCCCATTTTGGCTTTCTCAAACCACGCGAGATAGTTCAAGCCAAGAAAAACAAATACCGGCGATTGCTGCTTGACGAGGTCAAGGCTGACAATCGGAACGCCAGCGCATATTTTTATCTGGGGCTGGACTGTTTTGACCGGGACCAGGTCGCCCCCGGGCTGGATTATATGCGCAAAGCAGAGGAGTTGGGGTCTATCGATGCGAAGCGTTTTTTGGGCAATTGGTATCTGAATGAAGGGATGCGGGAGCTGGAAGAAGTCATCAGGAATACCCCCCAAAATCACCCGGCCTATCCGGTGCTTTATCGCACCCTGGAAGTGCTTAGCCAGGTAGTGCCCCCAGCGCTTGACAAAAGGAGATTTTGATAGTAAAATAATTAAAACGGAAGGAGGTTTTAATGATAAGAAAGGTTAAAGGCGGATATGTGGTGGTGAGCCACAAGGGCAAGCGATTATGCAAACCCACCACCAAGGCGGGCGCGCTTAAGCGGTTGCGCCAGATAGAATATTTCAAGCACCAAAACGGAGGCTGAAAATGAAGATAACCATTACCTCTTCCATGCCATCTTATTCCCTGAAAATAACCCTGACTAACCCGATTACGGGCGTCAAAGATATCGACATGGAGGCACTAAAAGAGCCAGCCCGGATTGTCAGATTGACCCCAAGAATGTTCAAAGAAGCTATTTTGATAACACTTCTTGAGGGTGAATATGACATAAGCGGCCTTCACTTTGCTGGCGAAAACGCTTAATTATCGGGCGGTTATCTTTTTTTTGTCATCCGAGCGTTAATCAAGCATAAAATCATCACTGCCCAGATAAACCCATACATTAAAAACATAGCAGTCATTGTATTCCCTCCTTTTCTATTTTATCGACTGCTTCCCAGAGTTCGTTTTCGGTTGGATGCAGGTATAGCCCAGTCATTGCCAGGCTGGAATGTCGCGCGAACATTTGCGTTAGTTTTATGTTCCCGGTGGCTTTCAGAAAGCGCGTGATGGCAGTATGCCGGGTGCAATGAAAATTGAACGGCGGAATGATGTTGTTATCCCGCTGCCATTTCCGCCAGCTGGCGGTCATCCCCTTTTCGGTCCAGCGTTGCTCCCGGTCTTTGCCGTAATTAGTGCTCGTAAATAGCCATCCCTGTTTTACTCCCGGGCGGTGCTTGGCTAGGTAGTCAGCAGTCTGTCGACGCAGGTCTGGACCCCATCTGACCCCTGCCCATTTTTTCCGCTTACCCAGCACCCGGACAACTGGGCGGACATTCCCATTTTCATCGAGGACATCCTCAATTCGCAAATGCATTATCTCTGACTCCCGCAGGCCAGTTGCCCGGGCGATAAGATAGACCAGGCGCAGCCTCGGCTCGGTGGGCGTAGGGAAATCGTCTGGGAGCACTTTTATTTTTAGCTCCATTATCTACCCCCTCTTACGCTTAACCAAGCCAGCTTGTTCCGCAGGTATCTGCTCCGGCGGCAGTTAGCTATGTCGCATTCATTGCAGGCGGATGGCTTGGGGCAGGTATCAACAAAATTTTCCGCGCCAGTGAGCGGGGCGAAGGCAAAGCGGTCAAAGGCAGTTTCCGCTTCCGGCTCTTCCGGCGGTTTTTCGCGCGCTGGTTTCCCCTCGCATTTTGGGCAGACCTTGACCGTGTCAAACCGGCTAAATCCGCACGCGCAGGTTTTCATTTTCGCACTCCTTTCCAAATAGTTCGCCCTGTTTTGGGATAGTCCCCTGCTTGACAACCTGGATGACCTCATATCCAGGATAGAGCACGGTTTCCTGGATACAAACCAGGCCGCAAGCTTGGCCGCAGACTGGGCATTTTTCAATTTTTTTAAGTTCGTTTGTCTCTGTTTTCATGTTGGCCCTCCTTTTGGTTAGTGGTTAATGTTCTATCCCCTATCCGCGGGCAGGGCATAATCATCGCAAGCATGCACATCAGCGCCAGCCCCCAGCAGGAGATGCATCACATCCAGATAGCCATTTAGCCTCCTTTTCTTTTTTAATGGTTTTTGTTTGCGTATCCCCTAACCACGCGCAGCCCTGGCAGCGAGTAGCTCCCGCACTACCGCCAAGTGGCCCTTATCAGTAGCCATTTGCAGCGCCAGGTCATCGCAGGCATGCACATCTGCCCCGGCCGCGATGAGTGCCTTCACCTCATCCGCCCGCCTGGCAATCCGGGCAAAAGTCTCCATCATCGCACCGTTCCCAATTTTCAGGCCACAATCCGATTTCCGGGACTTCCGCCCCGCAACTGCTGCAAATGATAGGGCAATCGTCCGCTTCATAAAGTCCATCCTTGACAGGATAGATAGTTTGATACTCGATTTTGGTCAGCGGTTCGACTATCCTATTGTTCCGGATTTTTACCCATCTAGCCATTTTAAGCCTCCTTTTTTGGTTAGGGTTTTTGTGCGTATCCCAGTTAGCCGCGAGTGGCCTCCATCGCCACCTGCAGCTCGCGCACCACATCCGCGTGGCCATACTCGGCGGCCCAGCGCAGGGCGCGGTCATCATAAGCATGGACATCAGCGCCCACTCGGAGCAGGGCGCGCACATCGGACAG